CAAGCGTCTAACTTTTTCGACATCACAGGGTGGTGTCTCACAATGTAGAATTAATGCAATTTTACGTCTCAGCTCCGATACATTAATCGGGGATTTTTCTTTGTTTGTTTCACTTAATGCCAATGTTGTCTGGAACGATAATGCCATGCAGATAAGTGAGATGAACATTCCAACTTTAATAATCATGGAGAAACCTCAATGGGAATGATAATTATCCTCTATGCAAGGCTGAGAGCTATTTTTTGAGAGATAGGAAAGTAATCATCAATCCATAGAAATGGCATTATTGTTTCAGTTGAGAAGCTCTGTTTATGATTAACTTCAAGAAGTTGGTTCTTTGACACCGGTCTTTAGAAAATTGGATGAGCTCATTTAAATCATCAATGGTTTTTAAGGCATGTTCATTATTGATACTGGATTGTTTAAGCCATTTGAAGGCGAGGTCAATATGGCATTCAACCCCTCGACCAAGTAAGTAGGCAAAGCCAAGGAAATATGAATATTGTGAGTTATTTTTTGCATTTTCTTTGAAAAGAGAAGCTGCTGCGCTTACTTCTGCAATATTTTCTGAGAATGTCCATTGTTTTATAGCTTCGTCCTTGGGGATGTTTATTTCACTTTGAGGATCATGCCCATAAGAACACATAAGTGGGTAGGTTGTTGAGGCCGAATTTTTCTTTTGGCTAGGTGGCATACTTTGAAAAGAAAAAATTAATTTTGGGAGAGCTGAAATGATATCGGGCTTTCCCATTGCCCCAGATAGTTCAACAAAGCCCTGTATTTGCATTCTTAAAGGATGGCTCATGGTCGTTTGAACGAGAGTTTGTGAGTTCTCTCTTGAACTATCCATATCATCGCAAAACTCATCAAGCGAAACGGCCGTCTCTGCTTGTGAAAGTGAGGACCAAAAAAAACATAGAGCTATTAGATAAACGTATCGCAACATATTTAAAGCCTAAAATCAATCTAAAGGAGTATATTATGTCTAGAGGAAACCCAAATGACAAGCCAGATCGTATTAAATGTAGAGATTGGCAGCGTCAAATTAACGAAAAAATTCCAGAACAATCGAGGCTTCAAAATGAATGGAGTACTGTCAGTGGTAAAATTAGAAAATTAGGGAGGAAGAAGAATTTAACAAGTGAAGAAACTGAAAACCTTAGAAATCTAAAGAGTCGAGAAGGTAAGCTATTCAGAGATTTAAAGATAGTAGGTGCTACAATTATTGGGCTTGAACAGTTGATGGATACTGAAGGATGTAATATTTCGGAAAATCATAGTTCTAGCGAAAACCTCAGTGACGGTAGTAAGAAAAGCACAATTCTTCCTGCTTTATCTTCCTACAGAACCTCTGACCTCCGGCTTAAATCACCTAAGGACTGGACAGAGGATGAGCTTAAGGATGCGATGAAGGAGCGGGAGTCGGCATCCAATGATGCTGAGAAACGCGAAATGTTTGAGGCCAATTATGGTAACGGGGAAGCTGGGTTTGATGAAACGGGACGTATGATGCAACCCAAACCCATTCGTTCTATCCCCAGCACGCCCGTTCCTGTGCGCACCAATGATGGACAAGATCTTGAAAATGCCATGAGGGATATTTGGGATAGATTGCCAAAGAAAGATAAAAATGGCGACCCTATCGTTGGGATACCAGAGGGGCCTGTAGATGATGGATTTCCTGATGATGGTTTCGTTGGTATCCCTGAATTTAAAAACCCTGACCGTGGTTATCCAGGTGAAATTCCTGACATACAAATGGTGAAGGGCATTCAATCTGGTTTGAATATGTTGAGTAATAAGAAGAACCAATCGCCTTTACCGGGTAAGCAAATGACGGTGAAGTTGAAGGAAGATGGGCTTGTGGGGCCGAAGACGTCTTTTGGTTTGAAGAAAGCGTTGGTTAATAACGGGTCCCCTAAAGTATCTGAAGCCATTGCGCTGGGTCAATTTAAAGAAACAATGAAGAAGGCGAAGGCCGCTGGTCCTCAAAACTTAGCGAGTGAGTTGGGGGCAGTGTTTGCACCCTTGCTTGGATCGAAAAAGACGCCCAAGGAAGGGTTTCAACCAGAAGGTCTTGCACTTCAAGATACGTTGAATGATTTGGGAGCTTCTAAAAAAGGCTATGAGCTTTTGAAAGATGATGGGATCGTTGGACCAAAGACTGAAGCCGCCTTTGACTTGGTTGCAAAATCAACAGATGAAGACGAGTTGATAAATCAATTTGGTTATAACCTTGGCTTCGATTTTTAAAGAATTTTGATAAAAATGAAAAGAGATCTTGACTTTGTTCTCTTTTTGTTCTACATTACCCTCAGTCAACAGGAGAGTTGCCACTGAAGTGAACTTCGCTCAAGGTTTCTCTTGCTGGCACAAAGCTTTAAGCAGAAATAAGCAGTTGTCCGACCTTTATGGTTTGGGCTTTTTTTATGTCTGTGTTCTTAAAAAAAATCCGTTGGATAACCTCGCCCCTTTTAAAGGCCCTTGGCCCAATGGTTCTTTCGCATCACACCACTTATTCGGCGGTCGTATCTTTCAATGTGCGCACATTGGAACATGACCATAACCACAAGCTGTTGCGTGATGCATCTCGCCTTAATCATTAATGATCTATCTATAGAGGAGTGATGTAATGTCTACATCCGTTGAAAATTCGTTTATTGGCCATTATGTGGCAGAAGTACATTTGCAATACCAGCAAATGGGCTCGAAATTACGCAATACGGTTCGTACCAAAAATAACATTGAAGGTGCGACCACGACTTTCCAAAAAATTGGTAAAGGCACAGCCAGCACAAAAGGTCGTCACGGCAAAGTGCCGATCATGAATATCGATCATGAACCGATTGAATGTAAATTGTATGATTATTATGCGGGTGATTGGATTGATAAGCTGGATGAGATCAAATCAAACATCAATGAAATGCAAATCGTCTCAAAAGCTGGTGCTTATGCATTGGGCCGTAAAACCGATGAGCTTGTCATTAATGAACTGGATAAATCCACCAATTTTGCAGGTGATGGAGTTGACGGGTTGACCAAAGCAAAAGTTCTGGAAGCTTTTGAAATGATGGGCGAAGGCGATGTCCCAGATGATGGTGATCGTTTTGCTATTGTCGGCTGGAAACAATGGTCAGATCTGCTTCAAATTGATGAATTTACCAAGTCTGATTATGTTGGTGATGAAGAACTGCCGTGGAAAGGCAGCCAAGCTAAAAAATGGTTGGGCACACTTTGGATGCCACATTCAGGTCTTACGAAAGCGGGTGATGTACGCACGTGTTATTGGTATCACAAAACCGCAATCGGTCATGCGATTGGCCAAGATATCAAATCTGATGTGTCTTGGCATGGTGATCGTGCAGCACATTTTGTCAATAACATGATGAGCCAAGGTTCAAGTCTCATTGACCCAACTGGCGTTGTCTCTTTGCGTTGTTTAGAAACAGCTTAAAGCAAACGTCTAATACCCTCTTTATTTTACACCCCGAAGCCATTTGGTTTTCGGGGTGTTTCTTTTTTTAAAGGAATATATCTCATGGCTTTTGAGTCTAAAAATTTAAGCGTTTTGGCTTATTCGAATGGTTTTACATTATGGCATTACGCAACTGTTGATGTGGCAACAGATGTGGATACGTCAGGTTATTTTAATGAAGCTGCCGATATGCTGCGCACAGGTGATATGGTGATGGCCAATGTTGACACCGATGGTACGCCAGGGGCTGGCATTTTCCTTGTCGCATCAAGTGCGGCTTCGATTGTGAATTTGGCAAATATCACTGCAGTTGGTGCCAGTAATACTGACTAATTTGCTTGATGATAGAGAGACCACAAGGGAAAGTTCTATCCTTGTGGTTTTTTTAATAATTGTATCTAGGTTTGATATTTAAAGGCGATCAAAACTGAAAAGTTGTGGAGCTTTTTCAATGACGACATTCAAGATTTCTTCAACTTTTCTTTGGTCTTCAAGAGCCGCGGCATCAACTTTACCTTTAAGACGTGCGTTGTCTAAAGATGTTTTCATACGATGTAGGTCTTGAAGTTCGCGAATAAAAACGTCACGCGAGCCAATGGGCAGATTTTTTTCAGCGATATAGCGCAAGAATTTCAACGAAGCATGTATGGCAAGTGTGATTTGGCGTGCGCTGAGTTCATCAAGTTGGTCTTGTAAATCAGGGTTTTCACTATCTTTGTTAGATGCTTCTAATCTGCGTTGGATGATTTCATTGAAACTTTCACATTCCACAACAAGGTCGCGAAATTCTAGATAGGTTTTGAAACCTTCACCGGAAAGTGATGCTTCTGCATGTTTTGCCCAGCCATCTAGTTCAACAGTTTTTTCTTTTAAGTTGCCGATAAATTGTGTGATTTGGCTGCGTTGTTTATGTCTTTTTTCGTCTGCGTGGTCAACCAACATAGCAACTCCAATATATGTCATCCAATCTTATAAAGACTGTTGAGTTTGGATTGAATCATAACGCGCATTATGAAGCAAGCGCAAAATAAGTAAACCGTCTTAACGCTACGGGCTGGATAGGCTGTGGTCGAACGATAAAAGTTACAGTCTCATTATCAAATATAATCTTTTAATTTCATACGAGGAGGCATAGTCAGATGTCTTTAACAAAAATAGGCTTGTGTTCACGGGCATTATTAAAAATTGGTGTTAATGCGATTTCATCTTTTGAAGAAGGGTCTGCTGAGGCTGAGATAGCGCAGAATTTATTTCCAGGTGTATGCGACAGTTTATTATCTTCTTATCCGTGGAGTTTTGCCACAGCTCAAGTTCGTCTTGCGCGTTTAACGGCGACACCGATTGCAGATTTTTCATATGCCTATCAATTACCCAATGATTTCCTGCGTGCGCTGTCTGTGGGGACGGGCGGTGTTGGGCGCGGTGTGACGTTTCGGATACAAGAAAAACGGCTTCACACAGATATGGAAAATGTAACATTAAGTTATATCTTCAGACCAGAACCATCAGAATTCCCACCTTATTTTACGCAAGGCTTGATCACACATCTATCAGCAGAATTTTGCTTGCCTTTAACGGAAAGTGCATCGCGTGGGGAAGCTTTTTTGCGAATGGGAGAAAAGGAAATCCAGAAAGCGCGCAACATTGATTCACAACAACAAACACCACAAACCATTGCCTTAGACGGGCTTGTGGGAGTGAGGTATTAAATGGCGCGTATTCGTATTTCAAAATCCAGTTTTTCAGGGGGCGAAATATCACCATACCTCATTGGTCGGGGGGATCTAAAAGCCTATGAAAATGGTATGGCTATGATGAGAAATTTAACAATTTATCCAACGGGGGGCTTACGTAGAAGATCGGGACTTCGCCATATTGATACGGCACTTGGAAAAGGTCGTTTGGTTTCTTTTGAATTTAATATTGAGCAAGTCTATTTACTGGTTTTTACAGATCTGAAAATGACAATTTATCGAGATGATGTTCAACAGGCTGTTGTTGATACGCCTTGGCTTGAAAACCAACTTCCTTTGCTTCATTGGACGCAAAGTGCTGATACTTTATTGGTGGTTCATCCTGATGTTAGCCCTCGTAAAATCACCCGAACATCTCATACAGATTGGACTGTATCTGAATGGTCATTCTATGAAGATGAGGATCTGGGGCGTATTATGCAGCCTCATTATAAGTTTTCAGATGATGACATCACGATGGCACCAAGTGCAACAACAGGCACCGTGACATTAACCGCGAGCGCAGATGTGTTTGTAAATGATCATGTGGGTACACGGGTGCGCATGGCAAAAAAAGAAGTTGAAATCACAGGGGTTACATCGCCTACACAAGCAACTGCTGTGGTGAAAGAAGTTGGCGGTTTGGTAAATACGACTGCGACAAAAGATTGGGAAGAACAATCATATTCCTCAGTTCATGGTTGGCCAGTCGCGGTTGTTTTTCATCAAGATCGGTTGGTTATTGGTGGGACGCGTGATTTACCAAATCGCTTATGGATGTCAAAATCATCAGATTTGTTCAACTTTGATCTGGGTGAAGGATTGGATGATGAGTCTATTGAATTTGCAATTTTATCAGATCAAGTGAACGCAATACGCTCTCTTTTTTCGTCTGGTCATTTACAGGTTTTCACCTCGGGTGCGGAATGGATGGTGACGGGTGAACCCATGACACCTGAAACCATTCAACTTAAACGCCAAACACGTATTGGATCACCCGTGGATCGATATGTCCCCGCACGTAATGTGGATGGGGCGACATTGTTTGTGTCGCGCGATGGCAAACAATTATGCGAATTTTTATTTGCTGATGTGGAACAGGCCTATCAATCTAATGACTTGGCGATGCTGTGCAAACATTTGATTAACAGTCCGGTTGATCAAGATTATGACAGTTATAATCGTATTTTTTATATGGTGATGGGCGACGGCACAATGGGGGCCTTAAGTGTGTATCGGGCCGAAAAAATATCAGCTTGGACGCTTTTAGAAACTCAAGGCAGCTTTAAGGCCGTCACCAATGTTGGAACCGATGTTTATGTCTTGGTTGAACGTAAAGGGCAAACCTTAATTGAATGTTTTGATGATCGTTTGTCAACGGATGGTGGACTATATGGGGAAAATGAAGGTGGTAGCCTGATTTGGTCAGGTCTTGACCATCTGGAAGGTGAAACGGTAAAAATAGTTGGCGATGGAGCTGTTATTTCAGATCAGATGGTGAATAGTGGACAAGTCACCGTGGGCCGCGCCGTTTCTTCTTTGGAGGTTGGCCTTTCCTATACACATATTCTTGAACCATTACCTCCCTCACCACAAGCAACAGGCCATGCTTCCCAAGGCGGGCGAGTGCGTTTGGTCTCATTGGCGCTTAGGCTTAAAGATACCCAAGCTTTAACCTTGGATGTTGGACGTGGGCCTAAAAAAGTAGCCTTTAAAAACTTTGCAAAAGAGGGTGTGTTGGATAGGGCAACGCCACCTTTTACAGGCGATATTACTGTGCGTGCTTTAGGGTGGCGCAAAAACGGAACCGAAAATCTTTGGCGTATTGAACAAGATACACCTCTTGCTTTTAGTGTCTTATCTTTGGTCGAAGAGCTGACGGCAAACGCATAAAATCATTTAACATTTTATAAGGAGTATAAGCGATGAGTGATTCCATCGTGATTGGAGACGTGCGACCCCGCATTCAAGTGGTCGCAGATGGCATTCAAACAGAATTTACTTACCCGTTTCCTATTTTTAAAGAAACGGATTTGGAAGTCTACTTGGATGAGAATTTGCAAACATCAGGCTATAGTGTCCTAGGGTCTGGAGAAAGCGCAGGCGGACAGGTTATTTTTGATCTTGCCCCTTTCTCTGGTATTATCATCACCTTGCGACGACGCTTGATTATTGAACGAACCAGTGATTTTGCTGAAGGCGGTGCTTTTCATGCAAGCGTGATCAACCAAGAACTTGATTATCTTGTGGCCGTTACACAACAAAATGCCCAAGATTTAGACCGTGCTTTAATTCTGGATCCAACGGATGATGGGGTCAGCCTTTCGTTACCCACAAAAACAGATCGGGCGAATGGGACATTGGCATTTGATGGGGATGGTGTTCCAATTGCAGGACCGGGGGTTGTTGCAATTTCTGCAGCTCAAACAAATGCAGAAATTGCAACGCAAGCTGCGCTTACAGCAACTATTGCTCAAACAGCGGCAGAAAGTGCTGCGGTTTTTGCTCAAACTTTTGATCCGGCCTTATATCGTCTATTGGGTGAAAAAGTTGTAACAAGTGATGTGGTTGATGGAGCGATTACACAAGCAAAAATTGCCCCCGCTGTCACTTTAGGTGGTCCTTCTCTTGGTACGAATTCAATCATTAGAACAAACGCTAACATAATCAGTGAAGATATCACAATCCCTGTAGGAACGAACGGGATGAGCGCCGGCCCCATCACAATTGCGAGTGGCTTTACTTTAACAGTCAACGGCGAATATACGGTGGTTTAAATGGTATCAAAATTAAAAACAGATGTGCTTGAAAAAGCTGATGGCTCGCCCGTTGATTTGACAGGGCAGAGTGCGGCTACAAGTCGAATTAATATGAACGCGGGGTCGAATTTAATAAATGACAGTTTAAACACCTCCTCCACAATTGACAATGCCGTAGGAGATCATACACAAAATTATACAAATAGTTATGCAAACGTTAGCTACTCGGTTTCTTTCGGTATGTCTTCAAGCATAGCGAATAGTGATCATGGGCACTCAGTGCCTGAAATTCACCGTAATAATGGTAATGGTTTGCTGATAGGCTCAACAAGGTTTCGTATTTATAGTATCCGCTCGGCTTCCTTCATTGATCCTTTTAACTTCACAACAGTAGTACATGGTGATCTCGCATGAGCATTTTAAGAACAAGCCGAATTGAAAGTCTAGACGGCTCTAAAGGGATTGGTACGGGCTATGTTGTTGATGGTTCAGCTAAAGCGCTCCTCAATATGTTCAATACCACCATGAATGTTAATACAAGTTTAAATATATCAAGTATTGTAGATGTCAGTGGAGGGCAATGGGATATTAATTTCACTTCCGCGTTTGCAAATGCGGATTATTTATTTACACATGGCGGTGATACCAGCTCTGGGTTAAGGCCGGAAGCTGGATTAGATTCACCATCTCGCTCTCCGACATCAACTACGGCAGGTATTACTTGTGCTTGGGGGCATCCTAACGGAACTTCAGGAACAGACCGCGCTGCTAACGTCCATCATATATTTCATGGGGACTTAGCATGAGTAACTTAAATGTAACAAATATCAACGGTTCTGATGCTGAGGCTGGTAAGGCTAAGGCTTACCTTAATATGAATGGAACTGGTACAATTGCTGTTAATGGAAGTTTTAATGTTAGCTCAATTGTGGATGTCGGTACAGGTCAATATTCGGCCAACTTTACGGCCTCGTTCTCTGCTAACACGTACACGATACAAGTCAGTAAACGAGCAAATTTAAATGATTCTAACATTGCGCTTATGGGTGCTTTAGCAATAGGGCAATCAACTTTTATGAGTGCTGATGGCTCTACAGTGGCAGACGCAATAGAGGTGTATTTGACGGCGCATGGCGACTTAGCATGACGAGACTTGCAAGCTTAAAACTCTATGAGCGCCTTGCCATAGCGAAAGAACACCTTGAGCCTATCCAGTCTGATTACCGTGTAATTTTTGAAACTGATTTAGATAGTCCGTCATCCATCTTGGTACCTGATCCCAACTGGATGGCAGCGGCAATTTGTGGCGGCATCCTACCACCTGTTGAAGTTTATCATCAATTAGAAACAGACAATCAAGGCCGTGTCATCAACGGTCACATTTTTCATGAAACAGCCCCTATTGGGGCAATGAATGAAGAAGAAGCTATTGAATACCTTATTCAAAAAGACATTCCAGAGCATGTCTGGGCTGTTAAACGAGGCAATGCCATTAAAATGGTGATATGTCGAAAAAACCAACTTCCTGCCGGTCGTGAATGGCGCAATGCATGGAAAATCAAACAGGAGAATATAAATGATAAAAACTTACATTGAAACACAGCAAGGCCTCGTAGATGCTAAAAATACCCAATACCCTTCTGAGCGTATATTTCGTCAAGCGTGGCAATTGAATGATGGTGTGATTGAAGTCGATATGGTTAAAGCGCGCGACATTTGGCGCGATAAAATTCGTCTTGCGCGTTCATCTGCTCTCTCATCCTTAGATTGTGATTATATGAAGGCAATGGAAGTGGCTGATGTGACTTTACAACAATCTATTGCGCAGCAAAAACAAGCGTTACGTGACGCACCAAAAGATGAAGGAATTGATACTGCGCTTAACCCCGGTGAATTGAAACAAGTTCAACCCGCAGGTTTGTTTATTTCATAAAACAATCTTCTCATCAATACGTATAAGGCAGCCGTTTTCACATTCGTGAATGCGGCTTTTTTTATGAGTAGGATAAATATGATTGAAGAAAAACACACACCTGTACCAAGGCGGAGGCGGCGTCGAAAGAAAGGAGGAACATTAGAAGATGTTCGAAACCAACTTTCTGCTGCGCTGCCTTCACTGATCCAAAGTACAACACAGAGTTATGAAGTTTTTAGTAACGCCGATGTACCTGAAGATGCCAAAGGGTTTTCGGCCCATCATGCAGCATGTAAAGCTGCGTTGTCTCATGTTGAACTTTTAACCAAGCTTGCACGTTGGGCTGAAAATACAGAAGAGGATAAAGTGGTTACTTTATCTGAAGATGAAGAGATCGCAGGTTTATTGGCAGGTGCGCGTGCTGCACTGAAAGAATTAGAAAACTAAATTAAATTGCAAACCTTCGTATCGTCATTGGATAATATGAAGGTTTTCGATTGCCTGAAAGGAGGATGCAAAAATGAAAAAGAATGTGGCTTTTCCTGAATTTGTTATGTTGTGGGACCAAGTGCAGGGACTAAATATGCCACAGCATCATTTAAAAATTTGTAGCTGGATGGGGGGGGCTTGGACAACAGGGCAACGTGAATTGCTTTTAATGGCATTTCGAAACAGTGGGAAAAGTACGTTGGTAGGTCTGTTTTGCGCGTGGCTTTTATATCTGGATGCAGATCGACGCATTATGGTTATGGCAGCAGATTTTGCGCTGGCAAAAAAAATGGTTAGAAATGTAAAACGCATTATTGAACGCCACCCTTTGACCAAACCTTTAAAACCTAAGCGTAAAGAACAATGGGCCTCTGACCAGTTTACGGTGAATAGGCCAAGTGAATTGCGCGACCCTTCCATGTTAGCAAAAGGGATCGGCGCAAATATTACAGGATCGCGTGCGGATGTTGT